TTCATGCTTGTATCGCTTGCTGAATCAACGCTTGAGGTGTAATACCCATCTGCTTCGCGACAGCGGCAACCGTTTTTTCTAGGGTCTGGATCATTTGCTCTCGAGCGATTTCATTTTCGACCTCCTCCTTGCTCTTTACCAAATCATCCGCGCTGATGTCCAAAGCTTGCGCCCGCTGTCGATTAAGCTCATCACGCTTGATATACGGCGCATCGAGCGGATTGGCCGTACTCATAGCAAAATTGGTCAAAGCTTGATTTCGAACTTCTTTTGCGATCAGCGAAGTAGACCCGCGGGCGATCACCTCAAAATCGCCCTTTATATCCTCTCGTGTCGAGAACTGCATGTTCCAGTGATACATATCGCGGATAAAAGGCGTGGTAATGCCGTCGTCGAAGTTTTTAGCCATGTCTTTCAACGTGATATTGGCCTGACCCATCAACATCGATAGGCCGCCCATAGTTTCTGCTGCTCCGCCTTTCGGAACTTGTCCATAGGTATAGCGTGGAAGAGATGTAACCTCGTCTGCCATATCTATGAAAAACCGCAACATGCTAAGAATCTGCGCCGTATTATTTGGAATCGTATACACTCGAATTGCCGGCGAAGCGGGGTCACCACCACTACGGAAATAGAAACGGAAAGGATAAATCTCTGATGGATCCTCCTCTTCCTCCAGCAAAGCGCTGTTACCTTCAATAATCGGGCCGCTCGACATAGCAGCGTTATCGATCATCACCCGCACCGCCGCATTGGTCAAAACTTGAGCATCACGCATTACCGAAGGAATGCTCTCGCCCCAAATAGATGTTTCATCTTTTTCGAAGTAATAAAACTTATACGGCCTACTGCCTTGAACAGTCGCGTTAGGCATTACGCGAATAACTCGATCACCAAGAAGCCAAATTTGTGACTCAAATTCCAGATTAATAGCTTCATCAGGAATATCTACGCCTGCCTCGCGCAAATAAATACCGTCTATAACCCCCCAACGTTCTAGCACCTCATACTTGCCGCTGGTAGATGTCTGGTCATCTTTGGAGACATTACGAAGCTCGGCTTCATGCTCCATAAGTTTACCCACATCGCCCTTCGGATGTGTTGTGATGTATTCCAAAATAGACTCTTGATCAAAACCTTTGCACCTAGATAGTTTTCGCAAATCATGTTTAGTCATTACATGACGCTCGAAAATATATTCACATTCTTCCAAGGTTGTAGCATATGGATCCGGATATACATCCCAGATCGGCACATAACTAAACCAAGGCTTAAGTTTTTCGACTTCTCGTAAAACATAAGACCCATCGGGATTCCTTTGCCAACGAGAAGAAGTGACAGCATCAACCATCGGGCCTTTAAGAATTCCAGTGCCGAATTTGTGCCCTGAATTGATCACTGCTCGGCAAATCGCCTCATAGTTGCCCTCCTTCAACTGGTCATCAATTACCTCCGCCATTCTTTCAGCGCGCTCTTTTGCGATTGCGTTGACAGCCTCTAGCAACGCTTTGTCATCTAGCTCACCATCACGCTGAATAATTGCGTTGATTTCATTCGCAAGCAGATTACGATCAAGTTCGGGAACTGGTGTCGCGTTAATCGTGTAGTTTTTATCTCCTGCGGGGAACAACAACTCTATCATACGGGCATCAGCAGCTTTAACTTTGGCTCGAGTAAGACGATAAAACGCTTTGCTACGATTTCTCGGTATTTTCGCAAGTATCTCAGGGTCATAAACGCCTTTATATTGGCGTAAATCCTTTAGCCACTCGCGCTCGCGTTCCCGACGCATTGCAGCCGCATGCTCAAACTCTGTACGGAGTTTTTTACCAAGAGCTTTTAGAAGGTCAATTTTCTCATCCATTAGTAGCCTGCCGTATTATCTGCCGCCCCGGCCACCGCGCGACGATGGCGAGCAATTACTTTAGTTTTCACCGCTTGAGACGGTGCGCCCGTAGCAAAAGTAAGCAAAAAAGCGTCTGCGCGGTTAGGACTGGGAATACCGCGCCGTTTTAACTCGTCTTTACTTTCCACCTTCACTTTACCAGTAGAGAGTATTTTAAACCTGGGCGTGGTTAATTCGCCGATCAACTCATCATCTTCAGGAATCACAACGCTCCGAGTTTCAAACCACTCACGACCCTTAAACCACAACTCGTCCCGCAATCGATCAAAACGCTCGCTAACAGATGGACTTTCTGCCACATTAACCGGCACCACAGGCAGACCTAACTCCCGCGCACGATCATATACGCCGGCACCCAGGCCGATTATATCGACAAAGATCGCTCGCGGTTTTGTCTTGGCGTGCTCGTACATTGCTTTGAGCCTACCAACTGTTTGCATTAAATCAACACCACCCCATGTTCGCACTGGTTCTAACAAAGCGTTGCCACACCGTTTAGCCAAAGCATTAAGGTCCGCCCCTGTACGAGCAACATCAAGACCCCAATACACGTCACCATACAGACTCACGTCCCGTCCAATAGCGGATTGAACAATGTCCAAGGAAATAACACCATCTTCCGCTGTAACGAAGTCGCCTCGAACGCGAACGGCGTAGATGGGGCTACTCTCCCCGTATTTCGTTCGCATGTCTTCAATAAACTGCGGAGAGACACCCTCACAATCTTCCGCGTTGACATGCAACGTCCCCCACTGAGGGCGCATCTTGTGATGTGAATCGAAAAAATACCCGGACGTTCTAGTCGGGTTGCCGCACATGACTACGAACGCGCCGTGACTCGATAACGCACCTTCTGCTACCTGAAACACCTGTTCCGGGATACCCGAAGCTTCATCCAGCAGAAACATGAGATGCTCGCTATGAAAGCCCTGCAACGCTTCAGGTTGCTCCGCCCGGCTAGTGCGAGCGACCGCGAAACTTTCCTTGGGAGCCGCGCGAAGTCGAAATTCTTCCGTCGTCCACTCGAATTCGTTGCCAAGCGCAGGCATCCTATCGCGCAATATGCGGTGCCATTTAGCGATTTCTGCCCACAAAACGTCAGAAAGTTGATGACTTGTCGGCGCGGTACACGGCACCTTGGCTGGGTAATAGCATGACAGAAACCACAATACGGACCAAGCTTCGAAGGCGGTATTGTGGGTCACGGTATAGCCGCGGGTAATGAACAACTTGTCCGGATGCTCTACCGCGATACACGTACAGTTTTGTTCCCCGGCAGGCTCTATCGACACGATTACTCGTTCCAGTTTTCCTGCATACTGGTATTCTTCCGCTTTTTTCCGAAAAGGAATTATTTCTTCGGGTAAAACGATTCGCACTCTATACGATCGTCGACGTTCAATACTCGCTATTCCCCCCAACGAGCGAACTAATTCCGCAACTTGTTCCGCCAAATAAAAAGTCACAGTATCAAACGCTAAACCGTCATCCACTACGCCATTTGCGTCTAGAAGTCCTTGCAATAATGCTATTCGCTGCTCTATCGACGCAAATTTATACGCTTTAGGCATGCAATCATGATTTCCTTTCCCAATCCATATGCCAAAATCGTATGGGTCAATCGGTAAATTAGCGTGAGAAAACAATACAGGACGGCAAACCGGTACACGATGATTTTGCTCTATGGTGTCCGCAATCTCTCGTGTCGTTAAAACACCATCAGATACACGCCATAGATGGTCGCTATCAGCTAGTACTTCTACGCCATCAGAAAAACGCACCCTAAAGACAGGCCGTTTTCCCTGCGGAAAAACACCAAGAACACGTGTCGGCGTGCCGTCCCAAGCGAAAACCGTATCGTCTTCGCGCAAATCACCGATGGGCGTCCAGCCGGTCGGCGTCAATACAGGCTCACTATCGGCAAGCGCCTTGCCGACACCGTGACCGCTTCGTACAGACAACCTCCGGCGTGATACGAGAAGTTCGCTGGCTTTCCATTGCCAGCGTTTCACCCCCATTTGTGTTTCATCATCCCAAGCTGGGGGTAAGCCAAGGGCCTCAACAGCGAAAAGAGCTGGACCGCCGAGACGCCACCGTTTGATGGTCTCCCTAGCCAGTGTTACTCGACTCGTCATCAGATGTTTTCTTCTTTCCCTTTATCGGTCGCTTTAGCACCACGTTTTTCGGCTCGTTCAACCCCGACAATATGCTAATCAGACCTTCGCCGGCGTTGACATCATGTTCATGTCGATCGCGCCAATTCTCCCTGCGCCGGTTTTTAAGCCAAAAGATGCCGGCGATAGTGTCGGGCGGCATTTCCTCTTCAATATCCACCACGACGGGTTGCCCCTGGTGTTGAAACGCCTTTTGCAATTTACGCTTGTATCCAATCGCTCGACGGAAAAGCCGATCTGCGACTTCGGCATCCGCTTGCGC